TTAGGGTAATATACTTTAGTCTTAATATATTTTTCAGGATTTATAAATATCTCGCAGAGAGGACATCCATTTACAAGATTATGATTAATGTCCATTATCTTTCTAAGAATCTAATTGTTTTTCCTTCATTATCTTCTAGAACTAAATAGTTCTTTAACTCACAATTAGAATTGAATCTACAATGATTGCACTCTTTGTCAGAGTTTTTACATTTACCATAGAATGGACAAGCTACTATCATTTAATTCTTGTCTCCTCACAAGCCCCATCAGTGACTATTGCACATCCTATGAATTCTATATCACTAGCTAATCTAATAAGATTATCTGAATCCCACTTATCATCACTTAATAATTCAACAGATAGTTCATTAATTAAACCATCTTCAATAGATTCTACAATATCTCTTCCATTTTGTGTAACTTTAGATATCTTTAAATCTGCTATAATTGTGCCATCCTTTAAGCATCTTTGATTTTGTACCCATCCTACTCTATTGAGAACTGTCCACTTATGGTCCAGATTTAAAAAGTTTCTAGACCAATTAGAATAGAAACTCTTAAGTAGTTCAGGAGTATATCTAACAGGTGCTCTAGTTTGTGAATCAGTCCAATCTCCTGGAGTTAATAACACAACATCTCTATATGTTCTTGAATCTCCGGATTTAGATATAAATTTATTAGAGATATCTATGGGTAATTGATGTGTTGATTTTAGATATTTTAATTCCTTATTGTGGAAATGTTTCACTTTCGTCATTATCCTCTTCCTCTTCTTCATCTACATCTTCCTCTTCCGGTTCCTCATCTTCTGGCTCCTCATCTTCTTTTGGTTTCGTTTTAGGAACATCTTCCATATCCTCTCTTGGTTCTAAACCAAAGAATGACCTTATTTCATTTCTAGTGAACGGTATATCTTGGTCTCTAAATCCTCTTAATAATCCACCTAGCCACTTAGCTTTTAAAGCTTCATCTTCTTCTGTGACTTGGTTAAATTTAATATGTACTGTATTAATATCAAACCCATTCTTTTCAAGTGTTGGGTTTATTAATTCTTCTCTTATAGTGTTCTCTAGCTCATGCTGAAAGGCTTTAATCATTCTCTCATACATTATAGCCTTAATACGAGCAGTGGCCTCAGTTGAGCCCTTACCTAATCCTAGAGCTTCTTCAGGACAAAGTAATCCAATGACTAATTGAGTTTGGAAGTAATTAAAATACTCTTCTACTCCTTCTATTCCTTGTTCATCTATAGTTTTAAGATCGATGAACCATGGAACAACAAACTCATTCTTTTCTGTAATATCCTCAAGTTCTTCTTTAATATTATCCATAACTGAATCAGGTGGTATCTGACCATCCTTCTCTGAACCAACCGTAGCTACCCATTTAAGTGTACCATGTCTCTTTATAGCGTTGAATAAAGCTTCATCTGTAGATACTTTTCTATCTATTGTATCCTTATTAGGTGCTATAAGTGACACACCATATGGTGAACCAGGAATTTCAAAGAACCTTAGATGCATTATATATTCAGTTTTTATTATTGGTTGTTTCTTTCCACTTATTTCTTGTTGATAAGATTGAACGTCACCATATTCATCTGAATTTATAAGCATAGTTCTAGAATCTATAACTTTTAATCTTGATATATCTTTTCCTTTATTATATACTTTTTCCGTAAATGAATCTCCAAATATAAGGGTGTACAATGTTGATTGTCTAGCCATTCTCTCTATATTAATAATATCAAAGAAATTCTTTATTAACTTTTTAGCATCTTCATCTTCAGCTATTAAATTATATCCAACCATCACTGTATTCCAAGCTGTCGTATTTAACGCAGCAAATATTGTACCATCCCCATAATAATAATCCCAATAAGTTCTTAAATCTGAAATAGATCTATCTCTAGATTGAATACCCATAGCTCCACCACCACCAGTTCTTACTAGAGATTGTGGTCTACCATCATCTTTAAGGTATTTAATCTTTGTCTTAAATGGATTATTTAGTTTTAACTTCGCCATCTATCTTTTTACCTCTTAATAATATTTCTATAGTAGTAACATATCTATCTTCAAATTTCTCACTACCTATTTTAACTTCATAGTTAGCATTAGATAAATACTGTCTAATTAATATAGCAGCAATGTCAAATGCCCTCTTTATGTTATTTCCTCTAGCAATTATAGTTATTTCATCCTTTTGACCTAGAGCGTAGAAGCATGCTGATAAATACTTTGGAAGTTCTTTACTTCCTATATAAACTTCTTCTGTCTTTCCTTTATCCGCCATTGAATTCCTCCAATGAAATTTCACTTGAGTCTCTTTGAGACCACATCTTCATACTTTCTTCATTTGTGTATATCTACTTTTTCTCGCTACCATAACATCGCTCACTCTGCTCCAATCAATTACATTACCTTTCTGTGATGATTCAATAGCAAAAGAAAGACTGTCAATACAATCATCGTGTCTACCACGAGGATAACTTCTTAACTCATCTATTAAATGAGTTAGATTAGGATTTAAATAAATTCTACCTGTTTCAAATATTATAGATAACCTATCTGTTCTTGTCCCTCTATCATTGACCCAGGATGATTTAATTGGCATAATAGGTAAATTAGGATTCTTTTTAGCTACTTGACTTACCATATGTTTTTGTTGAGCTACTGCTTCCATACCTATTCTAGAAGCTTTCCATTTATCATCTAATGATTTCATTATTTCAAATTGTCGATTTGGACTAGAATGTGTTCTATTACCATCAAGTACATAGATATCTCCTTTGTCATCGTCAACACCTATTACTGTAGAAACTCCCCAGTCACTAACTTTATCTTCTCCTCCTATATCAACACCTATATACTTTTTAAGGTTTAGAGGGACAATTCCATTAAGACTTCTAAATTTACGAATTGCTTCATCAATCCATTCTGGTTTAAATTTAGATAAACCAGATGCGATAATATTATTTTGAAATTGCATCTGGAAATATACTTCTCCCTGATGCTCTCTAATAAATTTAAGTGTTAGAGTGTCTTTAGGTAAACTATATTTACTTGCCATCTCTTCATCCCATGGAAGATGTTCAGGCCATAAAACTTTAGCAGGCTTACCTTGTTTTACTTCTTCCTCATTTAATAAAGCTTTATAACTTAAAACTTTAAATCCAGCTTTAGTCATAAAGAATTCATGTATATCATCTTCATGCCATCTGGTTCCTATATTTATTAATTGAGTATTTTCTAAGAATGTGCCTATAATATCTCCATTGTACCAATTCTCTAAGTCTCTTCTTCTTGTTTCTGTCTTAGAATTATCACTATCGGTTATATCATCTAAGACAATTAAATCATAGTGTGCTGATATAATTCTAGAGTTAACACCTGAGACTTGTAATGTTGGTTCATTATGTGGTACTACACTAGGATCAGTTTGTCTTACCCTAATTTGGTCTCTTGACCAATTAGAATAACCACGAAATTCACCAAATATATTTTTTAATTTAACATTCTTATTTAAGTTTTCTTGTATGAATGTCATCATTGCATTAGCTTTATTCTGATTAATCGTAACTATTAATATTCTAATACTTCTATTTCTACATATTCTCCATAATATATAAGATCCAACTATAGAAGTTTTACCATGACCACGAGGAGCTAATAAGACTGAGAATTTATTCTTTTCGAATGTATCTAGCCACTCCTGATGGAAATTTTCACACTTAAGACCTATCAGATCTGTTGTAAAAAGAACAGGATCGTTTGAATATTTGAGAATATCTAATGAAGTTTTATCAAGTTTCATAAATTATACATAGGAAGGATCTAGCCTTCCCAAAACATATATGTCTGATAAATATTCAACTCATATTATCTACAAGTTAAATTTATCTTTAAATCCACCAGCTAAGAATCCCAAAAATAAACCGAGTTCTGGTAATGCTAAGCCTGTTCCTGCGAATACGTTTGTACCAAGTAATAGGGTACCGAGGATAAAACCTAGAATTGCTCCGAGTACTGCGAATAGGACACTAAAGCTAATTAGTTTATCTGCCATATATATCACTCACTTATATAATAACATCTACTTTACATACGAAGTTTGGGAAACTACGCCATTGATTCGACTGAATTAACATACCAAATGAATTACCATAAGAATACCGAGTTAATGATGCAAGAGATACGATTGACGTAGCGGACATCTATGAAACTCCGTATGTGAATCAATGAAAAATTTGAACATTGAGTTGACGATTCCCAATTTATTTAATTAATCTTTCCAATGTTTCCAAGCATTCTGAACTGCTACTAATGCAGCAATCACAATAGGAATATATATTGCCATTTCAGGTGG